ATCAGATAACGTAGAAGCACCTGATTTTGAAACAGTAATTAGTGATCCTATTGTGGTTGATGATATTGATGTTGCTGTAGAAATTAAGGCATCAGACCCAATTCAGGTTAGGTTTGATGATGATGATCCAGAAATAGAATCAAATTGGAAGAACGTTAGACCGATATAAAATAAAATGACACAAGACTCTAGTTTTACAAGCAGATCTCCTAATAGTGCTGGATATACGAATCAGTTCTTTGAACCGAACTGGTCTAGTTTCATGAATAATTATAATATTGGGGGTCAAGATGCTGGTGGCACACCTGGTCTCAATAGATTCTATTATTGGACTATTACTTTTGCAAATTATGGTAGACAACGATTTTATGCCAATTGTGATGATAATGGAGCGATTTATATTAATGGCAACTATGAAATGGGAATGGGTGGATTTGGAACACAAAGTTTAGTCACTACTACAAATTACTATGGTCCAGGCACATATACTCTTAGTGCTAATGCTAATAATAGTGGTGGTGGACCTTGGGGTATTGCTATAGACTGGGTTGGATTTATTCCTCCTCCACCTGTTCCTGGATGTACAGACTCTCGTGCTACAAACTATAATCCAAACGCAGATGTTGATAATGGAAGTTGTGCATACCCTACTCCATCTGTCACTTTAAGTGTTAGTCCTTCTAGTTATATTGCACCTGGATCTGCTACATTAACTTGGTCGGTTTCTAATTCCACAGCACGAACTTTAACTGGACAAGGTAGTGTTGGTTCTTCAAATCCTCCTGGTGGTATTATAGTATCTCCTAATAATAGTCAGTCTTACACATTGAATGCATCTTATTATGGAATTACTAGTAATACTAAGACTGTAAATTTAACTGTATATCAACCTGTTGTTGCTCAATTTATCAGTGCATCTCCAAACCCTATTACTGTTGGACAATCATCGACGTTAACCTGGGCAGTAACTGGTTCTGCCAATACTCCTGCAACTATTAACCAAGGAGTTGGTAATGTTCTGTTTACTAGTAGCACAAGTGTATCTCCATCTAGTACTACAACTTATACTTTATCTGCTAGTGGTCCAGGTGGTAGCGATTCTGATCCTATTACTGTAAATGTAAATCAACCGCCACAACTAAGTTATAATACTCCAGTAAGTATTGATTATGGTGATACTACCCAAAGTTATCCTATAACATATAGATATGCAACAAACGGAGTTAGTGGAACAGCTGTCTATACTATGAAAAATCCTAATACTGGAAATACAACTACTATTACTCAGAATGTTAGTTTACCAGGAACAGCTTCTGATGAAAGTGGTGCTGCTATAACGAATACATTTACACCTAATATTCCATGGACAGCATATGGAGCATATTCTATTGCATTATCACTAACAGCTAGTGGCGGTGGAGGTTCTGTTAATGTACCTAAAACTATCAATGTTAATATTGATCAGTTACCTGATTCTATTAATGTCCCAGATAATCTAGATGAAATTCCTTCTGATGATGTTGAGGCACCTGATTTTGAAACAGTAATTAGTGATCCTATTGTGGTTAATGATATTGATGTTGCCGTAGAAATCAGAGCATCAGACCCAATTCAAGTGAAGTTCGATGATGATGATCCAGAAATAGAATCAAATTGGAAGAACGTTCGTCCAATGTGATAAATATAACTAAGGGAAAAAGATCAACTTCAAATGCCGATATATCAGTATAGTTCGACACCGCTATATGTTGAAGAGAATCAATCCATCCAGTTTCGCTATGAAGCACCTCCTGGATTCTCCGAAATTAAGCAAGTTACCATTAAAATTGGTGAGCTTACTGTCTTCTGGATTATTGAAACCAAGTTAGAAGATTTTGCACCGGATCCGTTTTTCTTTCAAGAGATTGATCCTGTAGAAGTAGATACATTATTTACTTTTGCAGAGACTGCTAATGGTCCTAATGCTGATCCTTACACGGGATTGTCAACAGATACTCCTGCAATAAGACAAGGAGAACAAGCTGTTACTATTACAGGTCTTGATCCTGGTACACAAGCACCTTTGCTAGTAACATCTAATGTTATTGATTCTAATGATTATGACTATAGATTAAGATTATATGATAGTGCAAATACTTCTTATGGTTCATGGGGAGCTTGGACAAAATCTACAACCAATACAATTAGAAACTTAGATCAAATACAACTTAGATTAAGATCGTCACCAGGACCAGCTGATGAAAAGAACGTTAGTGTTACTGTTGGCACGGGAAATGCTGAGTGGAAGATTACAACTGGCACCATTCCTATTAATACACCAAATCCAGCACCTAATTTTGGTAGTTTAAATAATCAAGAACTTAATGCTTTAGTTTATAGTGCAAGACCTCAAATTTTGGGACTTACAACTAGTGCTACTATCACTGTTGATGGTGGAGCACAAGTTGCAGTATCTAATACTAATACTACGTTTACCAATGCAGATGGATTTGCTGTCTTCAATAATATTCTATCTGGGTGGGGAAATAATTTAACAGTAAGTAATGGTCAATACGTACAACTAAGAGGAACTACTAGTTCTATATCAAATTTTCCCGAAAGTTTTAACGTTACTATTGGTGATGGTGCTAATATTTCTTCGTGGATTGTTACAACTGGTGTTGGTATTGATTCATTACCAGATAGTTTTGTCTTCAACAATTTAGTAGGACAAGTTCCTGGACAAATAGATATAAGATCTACTGCAAGCGGTAGTGTTAGTAGTGGTATTGCATTAGTAAAAGGATTAACACCTGGCACTACTGTACCAGTTGTATTAAGATCTTCAGACACAACATCTCAGTACGATCCTAGAATTAGTATTAATGGAGGATCTTCTAGTCAGATTTCTAATACTACTGTAAAGAATGATGATACTATTGAATTAGTTTTGAATGGATCTAGTGATGTATATGATCCCCTTACTGCAGGACAAGGAATTGCAAAAATGGGAATCAATGTTGGTGATAGACCTATCCCTACATGGAGCGTTACAAATTGGACTGCTCCAGATACTACACCTTCCTTCACTCCTATCACTCAAGTTATCAATAGAACTCCTGGCGGTACGAGTATTGTTGGTCCAATAGGCTTGACAGATTTTAATTTACCGATTACACTAAGTGCTACTACACCTCAATCATTTAATGAATTTAATTTTGCTACAGGTGAGAACATAGGAAATGTTTTATTCTCTGTGAATAATGGTCCAGCAACTGCTGGTCCAGTGACTGCTACTCCTAATCCTACTGGTGATCCAGTGTTTGTCACTATTATTATGCAGCAACCAGGAAATGCTGACATAGATCCTGTTGTTGGATTATCAAATTATGGACAAACTAACATTACTTTTGGTGATGCATCTACTTTTCAACTTAGATCAATTAATTATGCTGTAAAACCTATTCCACCATCATACAAATCGATATGGTATTCTAATAAAAATGAATCTTTTGATGAAGATGGATGGATAGCAGCAGGAGAAGATCCTAATAATGCGTCAAATTATTATCGAGCACCTAAATTTGATGGTTATGCACTAGGAACTATTTTACCTATTCCTAAAGAAGTAATTGCATCTGCTGGTAATAATTTTGGATATGGTTCTATTGAAGATAGATTCCCTGGATTCTTGCCTTGTGATGGTGGATCATATGCTGCAGCAGATTATCCATGGTTATGGGAAGCAATTCAAAATCAATATGGAGGAAATGCCACATATGTTCCATCAACTAAAACATATAGTGGTAATTTTAACGTACCCGATTATCGTAATGTTAGAATGGTTGGTGTCGGTAAAGTTGATGCTAATCGAGGGTCATCTGCTATTGTTCCAGTAACTAGTCCTGGTGGAGATTTTGAAACTCCTGGTGCTACTGGAGGTTGGTGGTTTGTTGATGATGTGGATGTTGCTGGTCCTGACCCAGAGGAACAAGTAATTGCTCCTCCAGGATCAACTACGGGAACAGAGTCCGATTACTTTTCATTAGGAACTCCAAGAACATTTGGAACTGAACTTTTATCAACAGAAGTTGAATATAATGTCACAGGATCTGTTGGCGCAGTTATTGGAGAAGTTAGTAGTGTTAATGTGCAAGTTCCTCAGCATGAGCATGTATTAGTTACAGGAAAAGTTGAGGGTGATGGTGGGGATCCTTGTATTCCTTGGTACACATATGCATATTATAGAACTGATCCATCAGAATCAGGATCAACTGGACAAAATCAGGACGATGATAAGAATGATGCAGTTGAGGATGGATACTGGGGAAATTTGTTGGGTTGGAGAGATGGATTCGCTGATTTTAGTAGTCAAGTTGCTAAAAGTGGTCTTGGTGATGCAGAAGATTTATTACCAGGAAATGGTGAAAGTACTGTTGCGTTTGGTAATTATTGGGGATCTCCATTTGCAGACTTACAAGCGGAAATACCAGGAAATTTAAATCAACATTTTATTGGTAGTGGAAATCCATTGGATGCTGCTGTAATTGACACAGAAGATGGTAGAGCACGAGTTGATTCTTATCAATCAATTTATGGAACATTAAGTCATGCTCACTTGCTTGGTCAAGATCCTGTATTAGATCCTAATACAGATTTTACTTTCGGTAACGTTACCGGTGCTGCTATTGCACACAAGCAAGGGTTAGCAAATTTCGGACTTAACACATCTGTATTTTTCAATCAATCTGATGTTCAAATTGAATTAAATCCTGGTACATTTACATGGAATAATTCAACTAAACCAGTTCCTTCTGCTACTTTAGATCCTCAGCGTAAAGTTCCTGTGGTAACTCCCTTCCACAAAATCAAATATATAATAAAGGCATATTAAATTACAGATCATTATGAAATCAGGAAATAATGCGAAGGTGCAAGAATGGCGTCCGTTAGAATTAATGAGAGATCCAAAGGTAACGGATTTTACATGTGAAGATTTTATTGGTGTATGGGAAAATTTTATTCCAGAATCATTTTGTGATCACGTTATAAAGTGGTTTGATCATCTAACTGATGGAGGTGGTGCTTCTACTATCGATCCTAGCGATTTTGAAGAATCTTTTGGACCTACAGATACTGAAAATGCTGCAACCACTCTCATAGATGGCGAGATACAATATTACAGCAATATGAATAGAAAGGATAAATCCCTTCTAGCAAATTATTGTAATGATGGTTTAACCTACCAAACTAATCAATATTTGAAATCTTGTTTAAAACATTATATAAGTGAATTTGGTCAATTAAAGCAAGTTCCCCTAATATCTACTGACATTAAAGTACAGAAAACATCACCAGGTGGTGGATATCATCAATGGCACTATGAAAACTCTGCTGCATCACATGCACAGAGAGAGATTGTTTGGATGATTTACCTTAATGATCTAGAAGATGATGGTGGTGGAGAAACAGAATTCATGTACCAATTAAAGCGTATTCGTCCTACAAAAGGAACAGTTGTTATCTTCCCGGCAGGTCTAACCCATGTCCATAAAGGAAATATGGTACTAAAGGGTGATAAATATATTTTGACAGGATGGTACATAAAAACACACCTTAACTAGTATGACTTCATCTACAGATACTTTAGTAAGAAAACCCATCCTTCAAATGGATTTGGTGAATAAAAATATTTTAATTGCACCAGCAGAAAATTTAGACATTAATAACGCTGCTTCTTTGCTTAAAGCGCAAGTTTCTGATGAATTAATTGCAGAATTCTTTTCTAAAATTGATTCTTTTTGGCATACAGCAGAGGATGAGTTGCAATTCTTTTGCTATTATAATGATGGTACATATTATGCACAACGTAATAGACAAAGATATGATTTTAACTCAGATTCTGTTTATTGGAGTGATTACCACTTTAAAGGAGGAAATGCTGATCAAGCAAAAGTAGTATATAATTTAGGAACAGCAATATTTCTTGTTCAAACTGCTGTCAAAAGTATTGCTAGAAAGAAAAAACTTGATGGACTTGATAGAGAATATGCTTTTGTTGAGTCGAAGTGGTTAAAGAGAATTAGAGAAAAAAATATGATCTTGTCAGCATCTGACTGGCGTATCCTTCCAGATGTTTCAGATTCATATGATGGAGAAAAGCAGCGTTGGATTGACTGGAGAGCAAGAATTAGATCTACTGCTATTCCTAATCCTGATACTTACGATACTACATTAGATTTCATGAAAAGTTTATATGTAAATGTATATCCAATTGATCCTAAAAATTACAGAAAATTGTATCCCAATGACATGCTAGAAGATGGGGTGACATCTGCTCCTGCATTTATGGATCCTGATGATGCTAAGCAATGGACAAATTATGACGATGATGCATCATCTGACTTCCTTGATAGTAGAATGATTAATAAGTTAGCATATGCTAGGGAGAGAGCATCTTCTGTTAAAACAATCAAGAAAGATCTTCTTGATATTATTAAGTCAATGGATATTGAAGCAATATATCCAGATTTCGATATTAATTTATTTGCTGAAGAAGAGGAATAGAATATGATATATGAATGTGAGATTCTTAATGAAAAAAGTGTAAAAAATATTAATGAATTATTCGATGTAGCACCAGTAAGACAAGGACTAGTTAGCAAAAGAGGTAAAAATGATATAGATGAAACTCAGAAAAAGAGTTTCGCAATGGAACAAACTTCTTCACAATTCAGAAAATCATTAGATATTGTTAATACTGCATTACAAGATAGTAATGATTTTTCAGCAACATATATGTTTAAGGACATAACTGTTCCTATTTTTTCTGAATATCGTGAAGGAGGTTTTTATGATAAGCATATTGATGATATAAAGATAGCAGGACTTACTACTCATCATAGTATTAGTTTATTTTTAAACTCTCCAGATGAATATGGGGGTGGGCAATTAGTTGTCAAGTTTGGAGATCAAGAATATGGATATAAGTGTAAAGCAGGAACTGCTTTAATATATCCTACAGGATTGCTACATCATGTAGAACCTATCACTTCTGGAAGAAGACGAGTTGCACTTATGTGGGGAACTAGTATAATTCGTGAGAATTTCTTGAGATATCAATTGATAGATCTATCTAATTCAATTATTAAAGGTATGAAAGAACTACCAGACAATGATGAAGTATTTCTTCCATTTGAACAGATAAGAGCAAACTTTATGAGGGAATATGGAGATTTATAATAATGTATTTTCTAACATTGATTTCATAGACATTTTGAAAACAATGGCAGAACCAAAGTGGATGTATGGTCATGGTTCTATATCTCCTAATATTGGAGTACCATTTTGGCAAATGGAATTGAGTGATAATGAATTCTTTAGTGAGTATTTACTAAATATCATAAGAGATGTCACAGATGAACCAGATCTTGTGTTAGAGCGTGTCTATGCTAATGGACATGTATTTGCTGATAAAGCATTACCGCATGTTGATGGACATTATGATGATTGTAGAACTTTTCTACTTTATTCTAATTCTGAATGGAATCATCTCTGGGGAGGAAAAACATGCTTCTTCAATCGTGATAACACATACACATATGTGAATCCAGAACCTAACATGGCAGTATTCTTTCCTGGTCAAAGAAAACATTATGCCGAAGAAGTTTCTAGATCATTCACCTCATTAAGAACAACTATTGCTTGGAAGTTAAATGGAGCTAAACGCGAACTACGATATTGATTATCTCACAGACTTTATTGGTCAGTCTGCACTGACACAAGAGAAAAGTGTGATATTCTTACGTTCTACTGGATGGAACAGTAGTAGTAATGTTGATGCTATCAATGCATCTGTAGCAAAATATAGATTAGTATTACCTCTAGATATTCTTACAGCATTACAGCAGTCTGAATTTACTTTTATTATGAATGATAATGTGGAAGAGGCATTAGAGTTTTGTGAAGATGCTTTCCCTTCTAGTCAATCAATAGTAACCACACCTGAGGATTATATCTTTTACGCGGTATATGGTCCTAATGGACAAATTCTAGCGGATAACGAATAATGTTTTCAGAAGAAGTAAACGTATCTAAGGTTTATAGTCTCAGTAATAGAGAACTATTATATACACATTCTAAGATGTGGGCATCATGCACGGAAGCATATGATGGCATATTTACAACTGAAGCAAATGCAAAGATACAAAAAATATTAGAATACCGATTCGTTAATGATTCTTTCAGAAACCGCAGTAAAGAAAAGTATATTGATATCTATTATAATGATGCCATTGATAAAATCAGTATCACATTTGCTCAATCTACATCGATTTTAAGTATTAATGAGGAGTGGATTAACCTACTAGCACAATTAGATATTAATTCTGACATTAGAGAGACACTAAATGATCTCCATGGTGATGTATCCGGGTTCATACAAAATATTACATTAGATGTAAATGGTAATACAACAGGATTTACCACAAACAAGATAGAGTTAACCCCTGATTGCCAAACTACTGAATTAGGTGAATTATATAAGAATCTATCTAATAATACTGCTACTTCAGATTGTAAGATGTGGATAGAGCATCCAAAAGATAGTGATAATACAATTGTTCACACATCTCGATCTTATTCTCTAAGAAATTATAGTTTCACGTCTTCTAATAACAAAGAGCGTAAGATTACAGTATACAATCCAACAAAAGTAGAAAGAAATAAGCAAGAGTATGTAAATTACTGGTTAAAGACAGCAACAACACTTAATTTGATTACAGAAGATGATAGTGTATGGATTAAAAGTTTAATCGATCATCAAATGCAGGAAATTGATCTGTCTTTTGTATTTGATGCGGATAAGACCCTGATAGATGTGCTAGTATACAAGCGTGAGGTGAAAGAATTTAAAGTTTGGCGAGCATGACAATTAAATAACTGGCACAGGGGGCGGCAACGCCCCTTTTTTATGCTATAATTATTGAGTCGTCAGCACCACACCTCGTAATGCAACTCCGCTCTCATCAGCAACGCGCTCTCGATGCGATGCAGTTTGCTAGTAAGGGTCAAATCCTTGTTCCTACTGGTGGTGGCAAGACTCTCATTGCTATTATGGATGCTGTTAGGCGTCTCTGTTCCGCAGATGCTCCGCAGACTATTGTTGTTGTTGCTCCTCGCATCATGCTAGCAACTCAACTATCTTCTGAATACCTTGAGTGTATCACTAATGCGAATGTCCTTCACGTTCATAGTGGAGAGACAAAGCACTTCAGCACTACTAAGTCTGATCGTATTAACTTGTTTGTACGTATGTGTCAGCATGTAGGTGAGCACACTATTATCTTCACAACATATCATTCTCTTCCTCGTATCATCGATGCTGGTATCCACATCAATTGCTGTTACTTTGACGAAGCGCATAATGCTGTACAGCGTAATCATTTTATTGGTGTTGCTGCTGCTAGTCTGAGTGCTGATGCTGCATATTTCTTCACTGCCACTCCTAAGCATACACGTAAGTCTAATCGTGGTATGAACAATGGGGAGATCTATGGTGGTGTGTTGTGTAATGTCCCCGCACCAGAATTAGTCAATAGCGGCAGCATTCTTCCTCCAACTGTTATTCCTTTTGAGGTTGACATCACCCGTGAGAAGGGCGCTGCTGCTTGCACAGGCGATCGTGCCATGCTTCTAGGTGTCGTAGACTCTCTGCCTGAATCACAGGCATCTAAGATCCTTGTGGCGTCTCCTGCTAGCAAGATTATGGGTGCTTTGCTATTCAAGACAGATATTCTTCATGAATTGAAGGAGCGTGGTTACAGCGTTCTCCATATTACCAGTAAGTTTGGTGCTTATGTTGATGACCAGAAAGTCAATCGTCAAGAGTTCTTCAACACATTTGATGCTTGGGGTAAAGATCCTAACAAGAAGTTTATCATCTTCCACTATAGCATTCTGTCTGAAGGTATCAACGTGCATGGTCTGACACATACTATCATGCTTCGCAATCTTGACATCATTGAGATGGCACAGACGATCGGTCGTGTCATCCGCATGAACAAGGATGATGCTGCTGATATTGCATCTGGTAAACTAGTTGCTGGTCAAGTACAATTCTATCGTAAACCCACTGGGTTTGTGACAGTGCCTGTATTCAAGAATTATGGTGCTCAGACTATTAAGAGACTCCAGCGTATTGTAGACACTATTTTTGTTGAAGGGCAACCTGCTACAAGTCTAGTTGTCTGATCACCTATATTAACTGAACACTTCATCATCTTCATTCATGGAAACCAACAAGTATCAAAAACGTAAAGATGCACTGGGTCTTTTTTATGAAAGCGTATTGAAACCAGATAGCAGACTTAGATCATGTGCTCATAACCAAGAATGTTTCAATGAATTAATGGAATGGCGTTCTGAAATCATCACATATCTAGATGAGCGTAGAAACCAAGAGTTTTCTACTTGACAAGCAAATACATATAAACTATAATAGAAAGCAGTTACAGCGCCTTCTAGACCACTCTCAGGAACTTCTTATGGCAGACACCGATTGGACAGCAGAATATGCAAAGCAGCGCAAAGATCGTATGCAAGATGCAATCGATGATTATCTTAATGATGATAAAATACCAGCACGTCAAACATATGAAGAGATTTTATCTTGTATCGATGATTTGATCAACTATCATAGACAGCATATGGATCGTGCAACTGAACTTAAATCTCTTATGATGGGTAATCGTGGAGTAGATCTAATCACTTGTGTTGGTAATATTCCTGAGACTCTTGGTCGTGCTGAGTTTCTAGCAGAGAAGGCACGTTGTGAAGAAGATTTTAAAGGAGAATAATATGTGGACACCAGCAAGAGAAATTAAATGGGTAAAGACTGCTCTCAAAAAAGAGTATCTTTATAGTGATGAAGAACTTATCCGTATGAAGCGTCGTCTTCGTGATCTTTATAAAATCAAATATGATATGAATAAAGGTGATGGATTTGGAAATGGATATGCTCCTGTTATCGATCTCACACAAGAATCTCTTCAAAATCAAGCAGATGAGGTTGCCGAAACTATTACTCAACTAGATAAGACATCATTTTAAAATACTAATGATTATGGCACACAGTCAAGACGCTGCTGACGCACTCAACAATGAGGTTAAAGATCTCGTTAAAGATCTTCAAGATCGTAACCAAAATTTAGAAAAGAGAGTTGAAACTTTGTCTGCCTATATTATTGAACTTAATCAACAGATGAGTGATATGGTGAACAAAGAATATGATGTTTGAAATGCTTCAACCAGTAACCTATGGTAATACAAAAGGTTACATCTCGTTTATATGTGAAGAATACATCTCCATATGCTTTATTGACAGACCTGACCCAACATGTCGTTGGGGTCGCTACAAAACAAATCTCGTAGTTTATCGTAATTATTGGAATGAAATTCAAAGTTGTTTACCAAAAGCAGAAGAAGAATGCAAAATCGCACCAAGAAGCAATCTTTTATAATCTGGACGACGCAAGTATGTGGGAACAACATATCAACAAGACATTACACTTAAAAACTGACATCATCCCGATCTTTAGTGACACTTGATGAACTGGTTGGGGAGGGTTGACACCCTCCTTTTTTTATGCCATACTACTTGTATTGAGACACACACCATGCACATTTCTGACGTTCCTAACGCCATTCGTGTTGGTGAGATCACTCACGGCACCACTGCTTACTCTGGTCCCAAGCATGTTCTTTACAAGACCAAACTTGTGATGAACTATGATGTCAGTTTCCCTAAGAATCTGAAGAGCAAGCATGTGTCTCTCGTCTACATTTTGTGTGTAGATGGAGAAATCTACAAGATTGGTCAATCTTCTACGAAGAGTGGCATTCAAGGTTGTATGGGTTTCTATCTCAATGCTGGTCAAGATGACCCTGGCATCAATCGCTTTGCTATCAACTGGTTCATGCGTGATGAACTGGACAAGGGCAACAAAGTTGAGGTTTACATGATCTACATGGACCCCATTGTAGTTGAAGTTCCTGGTTTGTTCAAGTCTCAGCAAGTGAGTGTACCTGTCAGTGCTAAAGGTATTGAGGAAAACTGCTTGATGCAGTATAATACTATTGAAGGATGCTATCCTAAGTGGAACTATCAAGAGACTGGCGTTTCTCTTCCTGATTCCATTCATGAAGCGTTCGGGCAGTACAAAATCGATCGTAAGACTAAATGAAGACACCTATTCGCTATGCTGGCGGTAAAAGTAAAGCATACAATATTATTACAGAGCATCTTCCTAAGACAGATCGTATTGTGTCACCATTTATCGGTGGTGGTTCATTAGAATCACGCTGGTCAAGTGAACTAGACATAAATGTTATCGGATTTGATGTATTTCCTGCTCTAGTTAACTTCTGGGTGGTTCTATTGAGGGAACCAGATGCATTGGCAGATGCTCTACAACTCATTGAACCAACCAAAGAAAAGTATGCTGAGATCAAAGAGCAACTAATTTGTTGGGATTATACTCAAGAAATGCTCAAGGACTGGAAGACAGACTATTACAAGCGTGATCCAATCCGTCTTGACAATATCACTTCCGCAGCATATTACTACTACAACCACAATCTATCCTATGGTCCAATGTATCTGGGATGGATGAGTAAGATCTACCAAGATCAAAAGAAGTGGGACAATATGGTCAAGAAGATTCGTAACTACAAGAATCCGAATCTCAGTGTATATGAGGCATCTTTTGAAGATGTCCTGCCTTCTTACGATACTGATTTCTTGTATCTTGATCCTCCATACTATTTGAAGAAGGATAAGGATAACAAGATGCTCAAGGGCATGTATCCAAATTGTAACATTGATGTCCACCACACTGGGTTTGATCATGCTATACTGAGAGACCTACTACACTCACACAAGGGTACGTTTATTCTTTCTTACAACAATTGCGAGACTATTCGTGAGTGGTATAGTGACTTCGAGTTATACTATCCCGAGTGGCACTACTCTTATCAACTAGGAGAGACACGCATTGGTGATAATCGTATCGCCAATAACACTGACAACACCAAAGAATCACACGAAATCCTTATTATCAAACGATGAACTACACTCTCGACATTGACTACAACGAAGTTCTAGAATACGAAGATCGTCAAAAGACTCTACATATGGCAGAGTATTATATGCCAAGTAATGAAATCTATGAAGTCCTCCCCGAAGATCTCCTCGATGAATTCTGATGACCCCGAGATGTTATCCATTGAATTAACAATTGATGAGATTAAATTTCTCATTGATTGTATGTGGGGACATTCACGACATGACACTCAAGCACTTGCATTTAGACATAATATCAGTGATGCAGTTTTAGAATCACGTCTATCACACATTGTTGCTGATTCAGTAGCAAAGAAAAGCATTTAGTATTTTACAATTATGATTCGCTCAACACTTCTAGCACTCCTGACTACGTTCTCACTCACTAGCGCACCACTTGCGCTTGCTGATGATAGTAAGATCACTCAGGGTTATAACACGATGGATTCTCTTGGTTGTATGCTCTTAGGTGAGTGTACTGATGGTGTCGAGAAAGTATACTCGATGCTTGATATCTCATCACAATATCCTAACACGGAAGAATTCACTGGTGTCACTGGTGAGTTTCATAATATGCTTGTGTCACTCAATCTCGTTGGTGTAAATGTATTCCTTGCTGATGAGAAGTATTTCCCAGCAGGTCATCGTGGTGTCTATCACACAGTTAGTAATAACTTCTTCCTGAATAAGGATTACATGGGTACACCTGCTACATTAATGATGGTGATGAGACATGAAGGATGGCATGCAGCACAGGATTGTATGGCAGGCACTATCAACAACTCACTCATTGCTATTATTATGCCAGAGGATGAAGTTCCAATGATCTGGCGTGTATTAGCAGAGCGTACATATCCTAAGTCAGCATTACCTTGGGAAGCAGAAGCAGGTTGGGCAGGTAGAACTGAAAACATGACAATGAATGCTCTTGCTGCTTGTGCTGGTGGTAAAATGTGGGAAGTATATGAACCAACACCACTCACTCGTCAATATCTAATCGATGCTGGTTACATTGTAGAATAATGTCCAAGAAATATATTACCACTATTCAAGAGTATGGCGATACGGAAGAACTCTTCATCGAAATCCCAGATGAACTCATCCAAGAACTTGGGTGGGAAGAAGGTACAGAACTCAAATGGGAAACCAGTCAAGGTGAGATCAAAATCAGTTCAACAGAATCTAGACAACAATCTCAAGAAACTAACATCTCAAGCGCCACAGAAGAAGATTACCAAGACTTCTGGTACAACAGCAAAAGCGAAGAAACCTTCGCGCAAAACTTCTTCAACGAATGATGAGATTAAGTTCACACGATCACATAAGAGTTCACTCTTTCCACATGGTGACACATTTCCTTGGCTTCTAGAAGATCGTAAGGATGACAAGAGATGCTGGTTTGTGTGCTATGATCATGCAGTGAAGTATATTCGACGTTATAAACTTACAAAACTACAATACAAACTAGTTGAGCAGGCATCATGAGTAAGAAATCATTTAAGAATAAGAAGAACGATCAGTGGGAGTATGAAGAAACTCCTGAAACTAAGGCAGCAATTGCAGCACTTCATGAGGGTATTCGTCAACGTAAGATGAAAGAGCAAGATGATCAATTAAACTATGACACAGGATCTAAGTAAGTATGATTTTGGTGGGTTAGAACGTCATCCGGCAAACATACTCAGATTGATTAGTGAATTAGAGGGATCATATCAACTCCTCAAGTATATGGGGTTTGAAGATGATATGCATACAATAGATCAATTAAAGAAACCTTACTACAAATTGTACTTCAAAACAAAGAAAGAGTATGAGCAAAAAGAAACTTAAAGTGTTTACGAGTACAAGTAATGGATTGTACGATAGACATTTCTATCAGGTAACACTTCCTGATGGTAGAGTATATCAATTTGAAGATTATGAAATGTTGAGAGCATTCTGGTTTCAAAATATCAATAGCACAGGTGCTGTCGTTGATGTCATGGACATGTGCCAGATGGTGTAGTGTCCACTATTGTGGCACAGCACCCCAAAACCATGTATATTAAGAGAGTCAAAGAAACGCACCCCATGCAACTCACCACACTCGTCACCACCGTTGATTTCTTCCCTGAGGCATTCATTGCTGAGGAAGATGGTGTGATCGTCAAGCGTTTCCAGAAGCGTGTCACCTTCAACTCTAATGGTCTCAAGTCCTACAGCACCATCACAGCACTCACAGCACGTCACGAGTGGTCTGAGCGCATTGCTAACGGCGCTGAGGTGACTGACCTTAACCTTGAACAGATGCCACGCTCCGAGTATGCTCCCATGGCAGTGGGTTGATCGATGAGTAAGATCACACAATACGGGCTCTCAGGTATTTGTGTCATGTTTGCGATTGTAGGTTATCTTAACTTCCTTGCCGAACGTGACAGCAAAATGATGAACTACTATGACTCAACAATTCAGCAACAAACAATTCGTGAATGATCTCTTTGATAAACTCTTCAGTCATATTGACACTGATATGATTGATCTACATGATGATGACACATGCTGTGATCATTTTGAATTTGAACAATTAGTACTCGATGTTACCATCTGATTTCCCTCACGAACCACCACCAGGTTTCTCATATTATGTTAAAGAGCATAAGACCAACATCATTGGCATTTGGATTAGGAATCATGCTAGGTATAGTTACACTCATGAACCTATCGTCTCAATCTGGGGATTCTACAACACAAAAAAACAATGTTACATTGCCCCAATTAACTACAAACGTCCAGGTAAAACAATAGACGTTTCTGTCACCAGTGCTTATAGTGCTATGCCACTACTCAAACTGTCAGTCGATGACTAGTCAGTCCCCTCAGACCTGCTAT